TTCCTGTTCCAGCCATGTAAGGATCACCGATAGTAATTGTAGGTGCAACAGTATATCCAGCACCCGCATGTGTTACATAAACATGAGATATGGTTCCACCAGAACTTACCACAGCAATAGCAGATGCCGTTGTTCCAATTCCTGGAGAACTAAAGGAAACGGTAGGTGCAGTGGTATATCCAGAACCACCACTTGAAATAGTTACAACACCAACTACATTATCAGATATTCTAGTTGTTGCAGCCGCTCCGACACCGCCATCATCACCTGTTGGTAAAATAACAATACCAGGATTATCAGTATAATTTCTACCTGGATTCGTAACATAGATTCCTTGGACTTTCTCTCCTATATCCGTACCATCACAATTGGTTAATCCAGATAGAAGTGTGGCAATACCTACAGCAGTTCCTCCTGCAGTTGGAGAAGATGAAATTGCTACAGTAGGTGCAGTCAGATATCTTTCACCTCTATTGGTTACAATAATCTGATTAACACCACCACTGGTTATAATACCAGCGTATGCTGTTGCAGTCGATCCTGAAGCCACCAATGTAAGAGTTCTAAGGTTGAAGTCGGTGTCAAATGTATCATCAATCTCCTCAATACCAGTATCCAGTATTTCGTCTTCTGCTCTGAAGAGTTGACAAGTTAAGGTATAAACGTAATTTTTCTTTAACTGATAGAATGGTTTTTCGTGCTCTACAAATTTAATCTCAAATAACCTATCACCTAATGGAAAATAGATCAGATCTCCTTCCTTAGGTCTGGTTGATAATTCAACGTTTGGTAAATTTTTAATTAGTGGACTTATATAATTCTCAAATCTTTCTTTTGATATAGTGACCGTTAACTCATTTTCTGCTTGAATTCCAAACTTTGAAAGCATTACGGTATTATCCCCATACCCATCAAAATTATCTACATATGCTTCAATAGGATATGAATAATTAAACTCAGATTGTATTACTTCTTTAATAACATTATCAGTCGTTGCGTATTGACGAGGAAGATAATACACTTCCACCCCATACATTTTCAACTGTTCATTAATAAGATCCTGAACTAAATTCTGTTCACCAGAAGTTCCTTGGATAAAATAGGGATTTAATGCCATTAGCCTATCATATCAAGAGGTGGTAATTCATAAGTATTAGACATCATTTCTCGAATAACTTCAAGTTCTTTTACACCATCTTCATATATATCCCGACCATTCAGTTCAACACCACCAGGAAGTTTAACTCCATTAAATTTAATTAGATTTTGTCCCCATTGTTTCTTAAGGAGAGCAGTGGTATATTTCTTTAAAAAGGAATCGTTCCATACTCTTGCATAATCATTTGGATCAAGAGTCCTGTAACAATCCATGATCAACCAATCACCAGGAGTAAGAGTTTCCCAGTCTACATCCAAATATAACCTATCCATTCTCTGATTAAATCTAACTTGCTTTTGTGTAGTTAAAGCAAAATCCATGTCAGACAAATAAGTCCGTGTCATGGTATATGTGAGCATTTCCATTGCTCCCCAGAAGTAAATATCATTTAAGAATAACTGATATTTAACACTAAACATATTATTAGTAATCGTTGCACTTCCATCAAAATGAAATATCTTTTCTACTCCAATCACCGCAGGGGGTACTTGTAAATAATTACTATTCTCTTTCCAATCAAATTGCATCTCACTACCATCAATCGTTGAGCTAGCAGTGGTAGTTACTATTCCCAATACTCCATCTTGACCAGGCCCCTTTCCCCTATCAATATCATTCTGTGTTACCTGATATTTTAAATAGGTTCTTAAAACACCGTCAAAATGTCTTTCATGAAAATATTGAAGAGCATCATCAATTATATCATCTACTTGTTCATCAGCAACATTAATTTCCAGCACAGGTGCTCCTAATTGCCTTAAACAATAGTTTTTAAATTCAGATCTACTTGCTGGTTGTGCCATCTATTTACTATTCCTGTGGAATTATTTAGGAAGGTGCAGAAGAGATACCTGCCTTGACTATTATAGAACCCTGAACGATCCTATAAATCGTGGATGCCGTGGATACTCTACTAAAAGTCACAGCAGTACCTGGAAGGATCTCTGAGGATGATGTAAATGCTGTTCCAACTGTAATCCTATTATTAGTAGTTGCGACGCTTACAACAGGAACTTCAGAAAGTTTATCACCTATGGTAACAGAATCACCAACAGCAACATTGGTAACTTTAATAAACGTGAATGCAGTAGTACCAATCCCTGCAGTATTTCCCACGGAGATAGCAGTATCTAAAACATTTGTTGTATTAGTAGAAGATGCTGAATTAACTAAAACATCGTAAACATATCTTCCTGCTTCTAAATTTCTAGTAGCAGTTGATCCTAATGAAATTTCTAATTTCCCCCCAATAGCACTTGTAAATCCAACAGAAAAAGTAGCATCAGGTGAATCGGTAGCACCTATTGCTACACTCTTGGTCATTTGTGAAGACCCACTATAATCAGTAAAATTAAAAGCCTCTGAATTAGGTTTCTTTACCGTAAAAACATTACTAAAATTAGCACCCCCATTAATAGTCAAATTTGACTCATAGGGAGTTCCTGACTCAATATCAAATGTTATATTTTGATTAGCCATTTACTAAGTCCTTAAGTAAAGATTTAATTTCATTAATTTCATTCTTTAAATGTGCAAGATCTTGCTCCATTGTATCAACTTTTTCTGCCTCTTCATTTTTAGTTTTTTTCTGAGACATATAACGATTATAATCAGATGTATTTCGATTTACAATAGAATTAGTTGTAGAATCTCTATACAATTCACTATGTCCTTCAACTTTCAAATAAGACATATTATGCTAGTGCAAGGACTCTGAGACTCCTCATGCGAGGAGGATAACTCTGACTTGTTGAAGTCATCACTATTTTAATTCTATAGAACTTGAATGAAGGAAGATCATTAATACTAAATGTGTATTCCTTAAATTCATTGCTTGGTGTTAAAATTTCCTCATTTGTAGATGGGAATATGAATGAATCTGATCTTCCATCATTATCCGCCACATCAATTATTTGACCATTATCATCAATATTATTATAACCAGGGAAAGGCATGTAAACTGGATCAGTTCCCGCAGAATTATTAATTGCATAGAATGCTCTAATGTCAGCATCAGTGTTTATGTATGCATCAGAAATAATTTTCAAACTAGTAGCAGAATTTTCCAACTGGAATTCTTTAGAAATATATTGGAAAGCATTTGGATCATCAAATGCACTCTTCACTCTATTATCAGTTACATAATTTGAGATGGGTGCATTAACTCGGTTAGAAGTAAAGATAACATTCATTCTTTGAGTATCAATTAGTGGAGATAATTTAGAATCCGTGGTGGTTAAATTAACTCTCATATTGAAAGATTTATTACCAGGTAAAGTAGTTAAATTATTGGTTTGATTAATATTGGAAGCTACAATACGAGGAGAAGACATATAGTTATTTTGTCCAATACTAATTTCTTCAAATCCTTTATCTACATATGGAATTTCATTTCCATCTAGACTTGCACCCGTCACCGTTCTTACTTCAGATGTAAGATCAGTTCCTGGTAAAGTAAGATTTTGAATTTGTGGATTAAGAATCTCAAAAGGAATATTTTGTGTAGCAGTTACATTATCTCCACCAGCTGACTTGGTTTGACCCATATAAAGGATAGGGAAACTTTCTCCAGTAGATCTTCCAAGACCGCTTGAACCCATATCCAATTTAATATTATAAGAATCAAAGGTGATGGAATTAGCAATGGATACGTTTCCTAAGTAGTGAGTTTTATTAATTCTCCTTAAAGAAACACCACCCAATTCATACTTATAAACTGGAGTACCTGCAAGATAATTCTTAGCGGTTGTACCATCAATCGTTCTTGAAGTAATACCAATGGTAGTTCCATCAGTACTCTCATAAGAAAGAATTTCTTCCCCAATCTTCAAGTAACCATAGTTAGTAGTTCCTACCCCTACGTTTTCAAACTCATCAAAATTAGTAGAACTATCAACTGTTATATTTCCAGTTTCAGAAACTGCTAAATCATTAACTAATTTTGTTGGAATGATATCACTTTGTGTCTTAGAAACTGTCACATAGTTATCAGTGAAGTACATACCATGATTCTTATGATTAACAACAATATTCAATCCACTATTCACTACATCAATATCAGTAATTACTACATTTCCACCTACATTATTAGCACCATTAAGATCAGTTGTAAGACCTGTGCTATTAATATACCTAACTGTATTTCCTGTTCCTGTGATAAAGTCACCTTGAACATTATCAAGAATTAACTGAGAAGTATTTGCAATGGAAACAACAGATAATCGAGCATTTAATCCCAAGGAGTTATTACCAATTGTTCCTATTCCTAAAACATCACCTGGAACATATCCTGTACCACCAGAACCCACAATAAAGGAAGAGATAGTTGCAGCAACTGCTACACCATTCGATATTGTTATGTCCGCTACAGCATCATTTCCAGCAGCCGTTACATTCGTAAGAGGGACTTGATCGAATTGATAAGTACCTGATATGGGTGTATATCCAATACCTGCATTAATAATATTTAAAGTTCCTGTGGCAATACCTGCATTACCAACATAAGTACCTGTTGCATTACTTCCATGTTGAAGAACCGTATTTCCAACAGTCAGATCAGTATCATTTAATGTAGATCCAATTCCAACCTTGATCTTTCTTCCTGTTAACTGTAGCGGGTCTGCAAGAAGAGAAGCAATTTGCTTATTACCAACCGATAATGCGGGGTTATAAAATTCTATAGATCCTTCAGTTGCAAAATTTGCTCTATAAAGATTAAACTTAAGATCTTCCCACTGACTTGGTTCCCATGTAGAACCATTCTGAGACTTAAATAAAGATCCTGGATAAGGTTGTTGAGATACAAACGTATTGGATATTAAATCTACCTCACCTACTCTAGAAATAAAGACTTCATATTGAGAAGAATCAGAAAGAAGAACCATACAATATTCAATACCACCTTCTACGTAAACAGGAGATTTAAAATTAAATGTTGTACCAATGGAACCATCATTTGAAATTGTTATATCTGATGGGGAAATACTAACTTCAGAGAATGGAATTACCTTTGTAGTAGGCAATCCATTTTGCATTGTTCTTAATTGGAGAGTAACAGGTAAGTCATTCTCGTCCACCGTCGCAAAGAATACTTCACAACTAGTTAAGAAAACACCTGTAGTCTCTTCAACAAAGAATGATTGAGCCAAAGGATCTCTATTGGGGCCTCCTGTCGCTAGAAGAGTTCTGTTGATCTGCGTTGTTTCAATTCTGCTTTCTGTAACTTCCTCAGTTGCAATAGTAGCATTTCTGACAGAAATAATATCTTCTTGAACGGTGTTAAGAATACCTGTAGCTGCGAAAGTTTGCTCAGAAATACTTGTTGCCACACTTCTATCATTAGAAGCATTATTAATCAAAGAAATGGTCTTAGTTCCCGTTTCAAATCTTGGATTATTAGAAATATTAGGATTTGGAATAAAAAGACTTCCTATTATATTTGCTCCTATATCAGATATTAATCGAAGATTGGTAATAGTTGCTTGAGCACCACTAGTTTCACCAACCAATATCATATCTTGTTCTACCCATCCCCAATAAGTACCTTGAGGTTCGTTTGATAAAGAGAAAGTATCAACATTCAAAGTAGTAGAAGTAGTTGAATAACTGCTTGGGATTATATTTGATCCATAAGGACTAGTTCCATAAGTTCTTGTGGGTGCATTAAATGGCCCTTCCATATGATTGGATTGAGCAACTCTAAATCTAATCGAAGGATTGGCATCATCATTGGTAATAGGCAGTATCCCTAATGGTCTAGTAGTTCCTGTGACAGTTTCACCAACTTGGAATGTTCCAGAAACCATTGCAATTTCTAGTAATTTTGGAACAGTGTACTGAGTTAGATCTACTCCATCTAAGAAAGTATAATGTCTTGTAGAAGGTTTGACTCTTGTTCCCGTAAACTGAACATTCCTTGATCTCATAAAGGAAATCAGATCGCTACTTACAAGTGTATCTCCTTGAGATTCTTGATCAAACGTTTCGGTAATAATATTTCTAGTACCTGTGCGTTGGAACTGAATATCAGTAAAAGTAGTTCTCCATAAATTATTTCCTGCCCATCCAACCTGATTTCGCACAGCACCAGTCTGACCATCTACTCCACTCCAAATTTCTTCCCAAGAATTCCAGAGTACAGCACCAAATCCTGCTTGAGGATCTGTTGGTGTAAATAGGTCACTTAATTCAGCAACTTGTTGTGCAAAATTTCCCTCTACATTGATAATATTAGCTCCCAGTCTTTCAGTATCAACCCAGTTATCAGATGCAGGAGTTAAGTCTATAGTTCCTCCCCAAAATGCTACAATAAAAGGAGTTACACTTTCAGTTCTGGTTCCATTGACTTGTTGTAAATATTCAACTTGATTATAACTTAAACTTACAACATCTCCTGTTTTTTTAATATTAGTTCCTTGTGGATCAGCAAAAGCCAAATCAGCATTTGCTGGTGCATTTTCAACAGGGCCCATCAACAAATCTACTGAAGTAGTATAATGTTTTGGTCTTATTTCCTGACGCTTAATATCAATACTATTCTTATATGCAATCAAATTTGATTGTGTTAGGAAAGAAGTAAAGTTATCAACAAAGAATCCTGATTTAAATCTGTTTAATCCATTTTGGTCAGGAAGGAATAAACTAGCAGTATTTGCTTCTAGTAATGAAAGAGTGGTGTAATATTCAAGATTTTTAATTCTATTTTCAAGTCGGCCAATATCCGACATTGTATATCTCTTATATTTGAAGAAATTTAATGAAACATCTGCAGTATTATAAAGATATGCAGGAATAGATGCAGTTGCAATCTTTAATGCATCATCAACTGTTCCAGGTTCTTCTGGTTTTTCAGAAGGAACTCCTGTTTTGACTTGGAATTTACCATCTTTAGTAAGATAAATGGAGTCAATTCTTCCAAGATACCATGAAAAATCAGTTATTATGGTTTCATCTGATGCTAAAATATTTGCAGCAGAATTTCCTGAAGCATTAAAGGTTCTACCATGAAATTCAAGAGGAGATCTAACATCAGCAGCAACAGTATAATCAGAAACTCTTGGTCGAATATCAATTAAATCAGTATTTCGGATACCATTTACTGATTGAATTTCAGTTGAGTAGTTAAAAGTAGAGTAAGAATCGACTGTTGTAACATCTCCATCATCAGTTGACTGATAATAACCATTTGAGAAGTAAATTTTTATCTTTTTATTAGGTGCTGTTACATCAGATTTTCTTCTAATAATAGAATAATTATAAAAATCTTCTTTTTGACCATTTTCACCATCAAAATGAGATGTAATATCAAAACTAGAAGCATCAACAGTTGTTATTACTCCTTCAATTTGAGATTCTTCAAATAAAACCGTTTCTCCTTGTTTAAAATTAATTTCATTTTGAGGAAGAAAAGTAATTTGAGAATTAGTTACAGATTCTGCTAAGTATGCACATGCATTAGTGTCTTTTCCTTTGATTTTTTCTCCAATTACAAGGTCAGCAGTCTTTCCAGTAGGCCCTGTAAGAGAATCTAATGTCAAAGTTGGGGCAGATGGATCAGAAGTAGTTGGTGCTTCATAAATTTTATATATTTCAAGAGCATCAGGAACATTCAAAGATATTTCTTCGTCTTGAACTCTTGTTCCATAAGGATAATTTCCATATGTTAATCCATCATTGAGAGTTAAAGTAGTGATACCAGACGCTTCATTAGTAGATTTATCAACTACTAATGTATTAACTCTATTTCTAATTTTTACTTTAGATTTAGGCTTAAGTTTTTTGAGTGTAGTAACAAGAACTGCATCATCATTCCCACCTAAACCATAAATTTGAAGTTGAGTAGATGCTGCATTAATCTGAACTTTATCACTAGTTAGAACTTCTGTAGTTCCATCACTTCTTTGTAAGAAATATCTCTCTGCTGTAAATGGTAAAAATGTTTCATTAGCACCTGCATCAAGAGCAGTTGCAAGTTGACCTCCTGTAATGTTTACATTTTGAGTCTTTCTAATAACTAATGATGCATCGGTTAAATCTACATTAGAAATATTATCTTTAGGAAGTTGTGTATAGAAAGAAACATCTCTTGCTTTTTGAAGATCTGCCCCTACAACTGCAAGATCAGAAACTTGAAGTAATGAAGAAGGTAATTGTCCTGCTGCTACTCCACTCACGGTAGTAACACCAGTAATGTTTATATGACTTGCTCCCACACTTACAACAGAACCAAGAACTGGATCAACACTATTATTACCACTATATCTAACTAAATTTCCTGTTTTTATTTGACCTGGGAAATTAGGACTTGTACTTCTTATAGTACTAATACTTACAGAAGCAGTTGTATTGAAAGCAGTAATGGTAGCAACACCAACTGAGATAATTGGAGTTTGAATAGTATCTGCAGAGAATGTCTGTGCAGCACCCACTGTATTCATGTCTGGCCCGTTTGTATTACCAAAAACGGATCTTATATCGGAAATACCGTAATTAGTTACTGCAACAGCAACTCTTGTATTTTCTACACCATCTATAATAAAGTTTTCATTCTTGATAAAGTCTCCTTTTACATCATATACTGTAACAGCAACACCAGCTGCAACAGGTGATTTGATGAATGCGGTTGCTCCACTATACTTTCCTTTAATATGACTTGGAACAGTTAATGTGATAGACTCATTTAAAGTAATCTCTGTGACTGTTTGAATATCATAAAGAGTAAGATCCCATTCATTAACATTTTGATTACTCCTATCATAAGATCCAGACTCCAAATCAAAATCATATACTCTTGCTAATCCAATTTCTTTACCAGCTGGAAGGGTAGCAGCAGTTCCTACTCGCTCATCTCTCAGACTTAAAACATAAGTATTACCAATACCTATCTGAGGACTTCCATATGCATTATTTAATTTTAAAGTTGCACCAGTATTATAGTTAATTCCCTGATCTTCTAAAGTTTTAGTTGTCCTTGGTTTTTCAAAATCAAGGTAAGTTGAACCAATAGTTTCTACATCATACCCTTTTACAAATGCTCTACCAGGAGAAACCTGATAAAGTCCTAAGTCATCCGAAGGAATCATTCCTTCATAAGTTAACTGATCAGAATTAAATACTCCATTATTTCCTTGATAATTATTTAAAGATTCTTTTACCCCGATACCAAAAGGTTTTACATAGTAGTCACCTGATTCTGCATATGTTCTTCTAGCTAACTCATCTTGTAAAATATTATAATCTGTAGTGGTTGTTTTACTTATTAAAACTCCATTTTCCACCGTAGCCAATTGAACAAAATTATTATCATCAAAATCATCTAAATCTTTTTTGATTAAAGAAGTAGTAATCTTAAGTCTATCGGCACCAGGAGCAGAATAATTATTAAATCCTCTTGAATTATCATTCAAGGTAGGATCCATATCTGCATTAACTATTTCTTCCTTAATAAATAAACCAATTCTATAACTGGGAGTAGTTCCCATTGGATCTAAAAGAATATTTTCATCCCTTACTTCTACAAACCTTCCCTTAGCAAAATAAATTCCACTTTTTATACTGAAAGATGATCCAACTATATTCGCACCAGAAACTAAAGTACTACCAAAGGGTTCTCCAGATGCAATTGTAGTAGATCCCGAAATTATATCTGAACTTGAACTTAATAATTCATTATCTAGAAAAATTCCTGTAGTATTATTGGTAGAATCTGATCCCAGATAATTTATATAAAGAGTAGGATTTCCCGTTTCTGAATTTTTACCTAGTACACACTTAAGAACAAGTGCAGTTACTCCTGAAGTCAATCCAGTAATTCTAGATCCAACCAATTGTCCCAGATAATTGGAGACAGGAATCCCTAAAAAACTTTTCTCTAATTGTATGGCATGATATTTATTATTATAGTAAGTATTGCCTGGTACAACTTTAGCACCTTCTTTAAAAAAGTGCTGTCCAAATGTTTCAATCTGATTTTGTAAGATTGATTGTAAATTATTTAATTCCCTTGCCTGAACTGGATATCCAGGTTTAAACAATACACTATAATAGTCATTACTTGCATTAAAATCGTCAAAGTAAGGTGCGACGTTTAGATTGGTTTCCTGAGACATAATTCTTTAGAATTGCAAAATGACTTTGATATCTTCTTTTTGGTTTGTTGATCTAGTGATCGACGGTCTATTATCGACGTAAATAATATCTCCAGAATATTTTTTAACTTCTGGATTAGCCAAACCTGCGGTAAATGACTGTCCAAGATAATACGTCTTACTATTTATTACAGTAGAAAGACCTGTAAAGGAAGTGTTAATAGATACAGTTTCAGATCCTCCCACAATATTAAAGGATCCACCAGATTTAATATTAGAAGTAAATCTATCCATTTGGAATCCATAAGTAGGATCAGTGTTCGCACTACCGTTAGTATTAAAACCAGCAGTAGATCTATCCTGCCAATATTTTAAAACCTGAGTAGTTTGATCATAATTTATAACTCTTCCTACAGCAGTTGATCCAACCCCTATAGTTTGAGTAATAAAATCATCAGCAGTGAATGTAGCAGTACTAGCCCCAGCACCAGTCAATCTTAAAGCATATACAGCACTTGCTTTGTCTAATTCTAAATTTTCAGTAGAACCATATGCTTCTGGATTTTGAACAATTCCCACACGAGCAAATTCTTGCCCTGTTATAAAATCAGGGTTTTCAGTATCATTTTCAATTCGTGCATAAACTAAAGCATTTTTAGCACCCAATTCTCTATAAATGTCAGCACCATGTCCACCCTGAGGAGGAATGATAACATTAAAGGCAGCTGCACTTGTACCTGTAGGAACTCCACCTTCTGCCAAATCTAATGTTCCAAAACTATAACCCGAACCCCCTTTAGAAACAGTAACCGATTCAACTTTTGAAGAACTATTAATGACCACAGTTGCTTCCGCACCTTGACCATCACCATTAATAGGAACTTTTGTGTAAGTTTGATCCGCCGTTCCTAATCCAACACCTCTATTAGTAATAGTAACAATCTTAAGTTGACCACTAGTAGCAGCATTATCTCTTACTGCAGCATCAGCACTATTAGTTGCCCAATCTGCAGGAACAGGCATAAAGTTAGTAGAGTCAAATTTTACAATATCACCTGGTTTAATAGTATACAAATACTTCCAAATATATCCATCACCACTGCTTCCTGCTGCTCTTGGTTCTAAATCAGTAAATGTTGGTTCATCAAGTGATGCCTTTCCTTCAGGATTATCAGGATCAGTTCCATTCTGTAGGCAAATATAAACTTTATAGTCTGAATTTACTACAAAATAATTTGCAGCATATAAAGTAGTTGCATTAGAAGGTTTAGATGGATTTTCTGCGGTAATATCATTTCTATACATGTCATAGGTAATACCTGATGCCCATGTATTCTTTTTAACAACTTGCTTTATATCGGTTGTATCTACCTTTTTCAAGGCTATCATCGTATCCCAATATTCATTCTCCTGATTAAAACTATCCCGTGGATCAGGTGGAGTCGTATTCCAATCAGAATCAACCTGTGTAGCATTTGGTAACCCAATCCATGTATAAAATGAATTAGTGGTTGATGCTACACTGGCGACAAAATCTTTAGTATTTAATATACGAAGTTGATCAGTTATAATTGCAGCCATTTTGCGATAGTTTTTTACTTATTTATCAAAGATTATTAAGCAGAATAATTTTTAGACTTTAATGGAGTAACCCTACTGACAACTGCCGAAGTAGAGATTCCTGTAAATCCGTTTTGCGTGTATGCAGTAAAGGATGTAACAGCAGTGCTAGGTCTACTACCTAATGTTATTCTTCCCCACGAGAAGTTTCCAAACAATTCACTTACACCCACTCCTGATAAAGAATTGAAACTAGAAACACTAGTCGTTACTCTAGCCACATATGTATTGGCAATACCAGGTACGGAAGTTTGTGCAACCGAAACTGCAGCAACTTCATATACATTATCTAAGAAAGTAGTTCCTATTCCTAAAACTGATCTATTTTGGTAAATAGATGTTACTCCGTTTCCAATATTACTACCAGAAACCGTAAAATAGTAACCAGTTTGAATACCACTAATTGTAACCGCAGTTCCGACAATATCAGTATCCCTTAAGAAGGAATTTGTAGGGATGTACATATCAAATACAATGCCTGTAGATGCGACACCTACACACGTTGTACCAACTCCTACAATTTCTCCAAAGTCACCTTCATATGTAGAAGAATCATTTATTTCTCTTGTTACATTAGGAACTTCAATCAAAACTTCTGGTACAGAAGTATTAGTGTATCCTGTACCAGGAGATGTAACTGTAATGGCAGAAACTGCATCACCTGTAAGAGTGGACGTAGCAGATGCTCTTGTTGTCGTTCCTAAACCAACAGGAGTACCAATAATTACATTAGGAGCAGCAGTATATCCTGTTCCACCCATACTCACTGTAACAGCAGAAATAGTACCAGCAGCAGATACGACTGCAGTTGCCGAGGCCCCAACAATATTATCTTGAGAGGTTATAGAAATCTTTTGAGTCTTAGCAGTGGTTTGATCTTCATTATCAGGATCGAAGAATGTTCTTACACTCTCTACAAATATAACAGTAGATCCTACACCCACAGATTGAATAATGAATGTAGTAGGATTAATTAAAGCCTCTAACTCTTCACGACTCTTACTAATGATTTGTCCATTAATAATCTTATCAATACCCTGCTTACACCATGTAACTGTTCTCTTACAATCAGGATCTCCATTAATACCAACACCAGTATAACCGTTTGTATCAACAATATCAGTTGCTATAACTTCTTTCACTAGTCTCTTATCTTCTTCTATAGAATTAGCACAAAGATCACCATCACCCATAATTTGAAGAGTATCTCCTTTTTTAACCGTATCCAATACTTCAGTAAATGTAACATCAATATCTCCACTTCCCTTATAGAAGAGAATCTTACAAGTGTCGCCATCAAATGATCCATCTGTTTCACGTCCTTTAGGAGCCTCAGCAAATGTTAATATACTTCCATTAGTGAGAGTATAACCGTCACCAGGTACTTGAAGAGTATTATTAATGAAGACGAGAATAGTAGATTGAACATCGATATTAGATCCCTCTCTTGCTCTAATCGTAATTGGAGCACCATCTTTCTTCAAAGTAAATATTTTCTTAGATCCATTAAATTCACTTTGAATCTTATCAAGAACTTCAAGTTGACCAAATGTCCAACCCGCAAATGAATCAGTAGAAACATCCTGTATAGTAATTTGGAATTCTTCAAAAGTTTTAGATGGATCTGTAGGAATACCTGTGGTTCCCATCTTAGGAACAGTCAAGACTTGATTATCTCGATATCCATAACCAGTATTTTTGATTTCAAAATTAATAATACTTGATCCTTGACCCACAACTATATCAACCGTAGCTTGTGTTCCAATTCCTGTTGTTCCAGAAGGACTATAAATCAAAGGAAGATTTGTATATCCACGAGGTTCATCAATAATAACATCCATTTGTCTATTAACTGTTCCTCCTCTTGAGTAGAAGTGTGCTCTGGTAGAAACTCCACTATTAATAGTAAATGAAGTAGTATTACCGACAGTTAAAATCGTAGATCCATTAGCAGCAGGATCAATACCACTATCGGAGAAATTTATATCTCTAGGTGCTATCAAAGCAGGTTGTATTGTACCACCTGATGCGTAGAAAGTAGGAACAGTTGAAGTACCAACATTTATAGTGAATTGAGTAACACTAGCAACTCCTGTTACAGGTGTACCACCATATGCAGGATCACTTGTTCTTGGATATGAATGAGTAGCAGCACCATCGTCTAATGCACAAGTAAATGCTAATCCAGAAAGAACTACATCACTTGCTTTACCCGTTACAGAGAGTCCATGAGCACTAGATGTGGTAACTGTCATAATACCTGTAGTATTATCATATATGGCACTCTGAACGCCCACAGCAGGGAGGTAATCGCATGTGAATGCAATTCCTGCTAACTTGACTTCTTGCCCTATTGCAAGACCGTGGGCTGTCGTTGTAGTGATCGTTGTGATACCAGTTGTAGAGGTATAACCAACATCATAGATTGCTCTAGGTGCATAAATTACTTGATTGTTTGTAATTGCTATTCCAGTGATATGACCATCAGTGATTGCAGCAGTACCGATACCAATTAACTGTGGTTGAATGTTAGTTCCTGTTTGAATCGCAACATTCACCACAGTTTGAACTCCTACTCTATACCCTGATCCACTATTACCAATACTAATAGAGGAAACAGTTCCTGCACTAGAAACAATTGCAGTTCCACCCGCAGCTACAAGTGGTTGATATCCCAAACCACCAGTAGAACCAACAGAAGCAACTATACCACCCACAGGAATATTAGAATTATTAGGATCACTTGCTAATGAACTTGCAGTTCCTGTAAAGGTGATAGTTGTTATCCCCGAACCCTCTGATAAAATATAATCTTGGTAAGTAGACAATCCTCCAGTTGGACCTTGGAAAATTCCATTAATAAGAATAACTCCATTATTCGTAGAGAATCCAACGGCATTTGAACCATCTGATTTTAAAGTAAATGTTTTACCAACTCCAGTAAATCCTTCAGATATATCATCAAAAATTTGATTAGTTGCATATGGTCTATTACTACTATCTGCAGCTGCCCTTCTCATAAAGGTTCTTCCTTGGAAAGTAGAGAAAGTAGTAATTCCTACCCAATCCCTATCATCAGGAGGATTAGTAGTAGAACTTACAGGAGTTGGTCCTTGAGGGGCAGTAACAAAGTTAATGGTATTATCAACAATATTGTAATCACCAGTAACTTTAGTAACTATAGAATTCTCTGTATGAATGCCCAATCCTGTTCCCATCCATGCACGATCAACTAGTATGTGATTAGTCGTACCATATCCAACTGTATTAACTTTCACTATCTCTTCGTCAATCTGAAGTAGATCTCCACCAAAGATTGAAGTAATTCCCGATACTTTTAATACTACATCTGCCACTCCTATAGCAGATGTTATTCCAGTAGTAACAGCAGTAGAAACAACTGGTTGTTGAATAGCATTATCAATTCCAATTAAGCATTTAGTATTTTGATTACGTGCAGTTAAGGTGTGGGCTGCTCCAACACCTACCGAGGTTAAATGTATTTCACTTGGATTAGTCTTTAAAGCATCTTCAGCAGTCTTAGCAAATTTAAGAGTGGTTTCATCAACCTTAATAGCATAAAGGGTAGAAGGAAGAAGAGTAGTAGTTCCAATACCCGTAATAGTTGTAGTTGCAATTCCTATAGCACTTCCACTATCCACATCATAAGCATATGTAAGTTCTTCACCACTAACAAAGAAATGCTCTGGAATAGTTACACTGTTCTTGGTAAGGTTAACCACTGAAGAATCACTACCATCAAACTCTCTTGAAAATATATTTCTTCCATCATGAGTTAAATTAAATGCCCTTAGAACATCAACTTCAGTTCCTTCATATGTACCATATCCACCACTAATTGATGCATTATTACCAATACTAATTTCATCAACAGAAGTAATGGCATCATTTTCCGCAGCAATCTGTAGACTCATCTGGAAAACACGAACTTGAACATCAATACTAGGATTAGGTGTGTAATATAGATTTGTCCAAGTTGAAGAAACCGCAGCTCCTACAGTTCCTAATCCTGCAACAGTGGCAAGATTTCCATACTCAGTTATATAAGTTTGTGAAGCATCATTTAAAACAATTACTTCAGACATCTCATAACGATCATTGGTAATATCTTCTACACTAATAATATAATAAGCACCATTATGATCATTCGTACCTACAGTATTGTTAATATCATACTGAGCAATTAAATTTTCTGTAGGAGATCCTGATGCATTAATCTTAGTATAAGAAGAATCAATAAATGCAAGATCTTGATTTCCATTCCCAATCCATTGAGTACCAATTCCCGTACTACCCGAAGCAGTATCTGCTATGGAAACTCTTAGAGTATCTACAGAAGCGGCAATACCTGTATGAGGAACAAACTGTACTATTATATCTCCCGTAGCCATGGATGCAGTATATGTACCCAGACCAGCACCTGTAGCATTGACCGTATCATCAGTTGTTATTTGACCATATTCAAGTAAATCAACGTCTGTTCCATTATGAATAATATTAAGTTCATCATATTCCATTCTGCCATTATCTGCATTGACCATAACAAGAACTTTTGAACTTCTATATGTGGAAGCAATTCCCACAATTGTAGTAGCAGTTCCTGTAGGGACGGCAGTTTGAGTAGAATTAATATTAACAAAATTACCAAGGGTGGTTGATCCGATACCTGTAGTATTAGCAAAACCAATTATATCAAAACTAACAGCACTGACGTTGTAATTATTAACAGTATATTTTGTAGGATAGAAAAGAAGTTGTCCATTATTACCACTTACTCCAAAATCAAAACTTCCTAGATCGGTTACACTCTCTACCCTACCATATTGGTTCATATATCCTTCACCCTCATTATGTAAGAGTGAAACAAGCATCGTTTGTCTCTCACCAGTAAAAGTTTTATCTTTTACTAAAGTAAAGAATTTTTTACTTCTGTGCTTAATAGGGAAATTATCAACAACAGAAAATCTAGTTGTTCTAGGATCACTATTAAAGGATGTGCTAAAATCATCAATAGTCAAAACTCTATTACCAACAGATTCATAATAATCCGTCAAAACTCTAGAATTAAAGTAAATCTGATCTGATAATGACTTAGTATCACTAATACTTAAAGAATTTTCTGTGACCAAATCAAAACTTGGATAGCAATTTACATCCACCACTCCAATAGCATCGATAAAGGCCACTAAATCACTATCTCTTCCAATTATATCTTTAGAATCTGTAGTTTCTACTATTAAATCACTAAATTTCAAGAATCCACTAGGATGGTTTAAATTAGTTACTGCATTATCCCATTTGTCTATAGAAACCTTGGATTTTAATGAATATGAGAAATTTTGATAATAGAAATTATCAGGTAATCTTTGAAGAGTATCATTAAGGAAACCTGTGTCTTTCTTCCATCCTTGCTTCACTACAGACCCTGCATCAATCTTAATATCAGATTCAAAATTAATTTTAGATTCTATAGTTCCCTCAGTTCTTGAAGTTGTACCTTCGATTAAATCTCCTATATCAAATTCATCAGATGAGGATATTTTTAAAGTCTCCCTTTTCTTATTCCAACTTTCCACCTTTCCAACTTTATTTCCTGATGTAACTTGTTCTCCTTCAATAAAATTATTTTTTTGAAGTTTGATATCAAACTGAGGAAAATATTTTTCGGGAATAATGGATCCAGCTGAATTCAAAACATCTTGATTTCCAGGATACTCATTTTCTGGAAGAAGTCCTGCTAAACTATAAGTAACAAAACCTACACCACCACCCAGAGGAACATTAACTGCAGTTAAAGTAAATAATGAATAATCATATTGAGAAGAATTATATCCATATCCTGTAGTACCTACACCAACACTTATATTCTCGATTAAAACTTTATCACCCACACTGAATGGAGATGAATCACTAAAAGCAGTATTTAAACCAATAGTTACATCTTGAGTACTAGAATCATAAGTTATAGTGTTAATACCAATTCCATTAACATTACCTGTAGGTATGATTGTAGGAGTAGTATTATACATTCCCTTTGTATTCTTCAAAATAGTAACTTGCTGCTCACCAATATGATATTCTAAATCAACATCCTTTACTTGCTTACCTGTAAGTCCATCAAGAACTAATAATTTAGGAGCTATAGTATAATTCTTACCAGCAGAACTAATACCAATTGACTCAAAAGATGTTAATGATTCAATTTGTAATATTTCAGGAAGATTAGCAACGGGTCTTACAGTATTATCAGCTGAATAATTAAATCCAATATTTTCAATGTCAGTAGAAATTATCTTACCAATACTGGTACTAGATGGTTCTAGAATAGAATCAGTTCCTAATCCACTATTAATAGAAGATACACCAACTATTTCAGAATATCCACTTCCTTTATATTTCATTTCAATATCTACAATCGCACCATATGCAGTGCTTGAATCTGTAGAGTATTCTAATAAAGATTCTGATTCACTATAAGAAGGTCTCTCAGGACGAGTTACTAAATTATAACTAAATGTTGTAGTAGTTCCAATACCAGCAACTGCAAAAGTTCCTGAATATAAACTATTATTAATTCCAATTTGATTATATCCATCTATCTCCTCATCAATAACAATTCCCTTTTTACTCTCTGTAATTAAAGATTCATTAATAGGTGTAAATTTATAATATAAAACTTCAGGTACATCCTTACTTACACTTAAAGTTAATGAAGCATTTGTACTAATACCAACTTTTCCTGTTTTAGTTACTTCAAAAGTATTACTCGAAAGTGATGAATAAAATTCATTATTAAACTTACTATCAGTATAAAGATTAAGATCAAAAGCAGAATAAGAAGATACTCCAACAAAACTGGCTAAAGAAGGATCTGATAAATCAAATCTTACACTGTTGTTCTTATAAAGATTAGTTAAAGGATTGATAGGAGATAAAGTTCCAGCAGATGCAGAAGTTATATTTACAAATTCAGGTTCAAACTGTTCAGATTCATATTTACTCAAACATAATTTAACTTTACTCGTAGAGAATTTAAAGATATAATACATTTTCTCATCTTCTAATCCTCCTGAAGCAGTTGTTGCTGTATGAATTACCTTATCACCAGTGTTTAATCCATGATTAGTAATTTCAATGGTATTGGCAGTCGTATCAACATTACCTGCGACAAATGATTTGGGGTTAAATACTATTCTTCTATTAAAATCATTATACTTAACTGTAACTGTTGTACCTATTCCTGGTTGAACATCAATAGTTACATTATCATTAAATTTCAATCCATGTGTAGAAGCAGTAGCTACCGTAACTGTATTCTTATGAGCTTCTGCATTAACTACGTTATTCTTAACTGTTTTAAAACTATGGTATACTCCTGTACCAATTCCTGTTAATCTTAATAATCCTCTATTAACTGTTGTGCTTGCAATACCTACAAATGTACCAGTACTTCCAATACCAACTTGGAATGTTTGAATTCCAACTAAATCATTAGATATTTTTCCAATATACAAAGGAGCATCAGTTGGAAGATTATACAATGTAATACCATCAGTGGAAACTCCTATAGGATCCCCAGTATTTGTTTTATAGTTAACAACATCCCCAGTTTTCAAATCATGATTGGGAAGATAAATCGCCTCTGTTTGAATGAAGATTTGAGTAATACCTGCACCAGGATTAGAGAAGAAAATAGTAGTTCCAATTCCCACCCCTGCAAGAGTTCCAATACCCAATGCTTCTTTTGGTTCAAAATAAATTTCCTTATTTAATTCAAATTTTACTTCATTTTCAGGAGAAGCGTTAAAGGTAAATTTTCTAGAATCTTCAGTTATTACTGATCCAGCAGTATGAGCACTTCCCATTGTGCTTTCTTGAGCTCTAAGAATTCTTAATCTAGAATTGGTTCTATCAACTTGAAGAACTTTTATTGTTTCTGTTCCAATTCCTAAAATATCATTCTCTCTAATTGACAGAAGATCATTTGAGAGTGATCCAGATATTCCAAAATAAGTTACTATTCCCGTTGCTCCAATAGTGGTTGCAGCTCCTGCAAGTAAGACACTTTCCGTCTTTACACCAATATTAAAACTTCCCTGCAAATTATTAGTAGAAGTATTAAAACCAGATAAAGAAACTAAATTTAAATTAGTAAAGTTATGAGGAGAAGTAGAGAAAGCAATATATTGTCCATTTACATCAAAAGGAGCAATTTCTATATCGGATATAGTGCTGCTTGCAACACTAATATTAGTAATTACTTTTCCACTAACCTTAGAAACCTTTCCTTTAGCTCTTTGAATTTCGCCAATTTGTTCAAAATTAACAGTATCATTAACTTTATAATTATTTCCACCAGTTAATATACCCACTTTCTCAATAGATCCATGAGAAACCAAATTTATATCAATTAATTGCTCTCTTTCTTTATTTGGTTGATATAAGAAATCATAAGATGCATACTCATCAGTTAAAGAATATGGAGTAGTATTTCTAAAATATGAAGTAGTATTTAAATCATATGATTTTTGATTAATACTATTATCATAATTAAAAGTATTGGGTTGTGAATGGAAAGAATTTCCAATCAAATATGGAAACTCAGGTTTTCTATACTTATTAAAAGCTCCTGAATTTTCAATCGTAGTTGGATTAATAGTTGAGAAATAAGCATAAACTCCATGCGGATAATCAGGAGTTATACAAAAACGACCATTATGTTCATCCAAATCTCCAGAATTATTAAATTCAAAATCATCAATGAAAAATCCTTGAGGGAATATAGATAATGAAGGACGATTAGAAGCAGTTACTGCTTTATAACCAGATTCCATTGCTTTAATAGATCCACCTGTTCTTTCACTATATCCATAAGGTCCATAAATGGGATTACCATCATATGCCCATCCAATAATTGGAGAATGGAAAGAAGCAGAAACTTCTTCACCATCCACCTTTTGTAAATCAGGAAGTCCATATTTAATATTATTATCTTGATCTCTCACATAAACAGATTCCCTCAATTTACGAGGAGAATATAAATGAGTATATTGTATCCCAAATTCGGAATTTTCAGCTTCATCTAAAATTCCATCATCATCTGAAATAATATCTACATATTTTTGGAACAAATTAATATTCCAAGTTTTAATTCTTGCCCTTAATTGTCCATTTGAACCATCAGTAGTTACAGCAACTCCTACATTACCAGTATATCCAATTCCAGCATTGTCAATTCTTACACTGGTGATTTTACCATCATTAACAATAGGAACTAATTTTCCATAATTTCCTTGATTTGCAGAAATTACTAATCTAGGAGGTGCGTTATAACCTTCACCCTGATTATCAACTTGAACTTCAACTATTTTACCGTTATTAATAATTGGAGTAATTTCCGCACCAGATCCACTATTAAGAGTTAATAATGGTTGACGATCATAATTTATAATATCAGAAGATCCGTATGCAGATCCCTCATTTGTTACCTGTATAGAATCTAAAGAACCTTTAAACAAAGGCTGAAGTTTTGCTTGAAAATCTTGCCCTGTAGCAGTAAGAACTCCTATTTCACCACTTAAAGTTACTGTAATTGGTTCATAGTTAAAAGTATGAGTTCCAGTTCCTAAACCAGCAACAGAAAAATCAATATATTGCTCTGTTTCGTAATATAGGAACTTAGTTGTAGTTCCAACCCCTACACTAGATAATTTAAAGTTATTCGCATCAACTTCCGTAACAATATAATTCGTATTGGAATTAATTCCTGTAATTTGATCGACATTATATGAATATTGGATAATTTCACCAGATTTGTATCCATGCTTATCAATATTGATTTGATTAAGAGCTGTATTAATTCCCGTTGCAGAAATTATAGTTCTCTTCTTATTTTGATATCCCGAACCTGAATTATCAACTATAATATTAGATATAATCTGCTTTTTATTAACAGATTGAAGGTTATGAACACCAACTCCAAAACCAGATAAGATTACAGTATTTAAACCAACGTTTACTGCCTCAGTTTCGGATTTATAAAGTTTTACAGTGGATACACCGACAGTATGAACATAATACACTGCATCTGTTGAAATTCCATTAACTGCAGTTTGTCCAAATGTCTTATAAATGACTTTTTCACCATTTCTAAACTTATGATAGGTAGAAAAACCAATAGTGCTGTCAGTTAGGTCAACACGAGCAGAATCTGCAGTAGCATTGAATGAAACCGAGTGTTCAATCATTTTAGTGTTAACACTCGCTCTTGCTCCTTCACCATTACCACCACTTATAGTAAGAGTTGGATGAGAAACATAATCAAAACCTGGATCTTCAATGTTAATTGCTACTAAACCTCCTTCAACAGCACATATACCAGTTGCACCTGTTCCAACATTATCTGATACATGTAAAATAGGAGGATTTATTACATCATAACCATTTCCTGCAGCTGCAATATCAATATCTTTAATAGGTCCATAATAAACTGCTTCATTTGATTTATAATTTAGAATTTCCACCCCATTCACCAATATACCTGTCCTACTACCTGGTTCAGTAACATAATCTCCATCTTCATTAATGGGATTTTTTATCTCTTTCAATAAAAGTTGATGATCGACATCTTTGTCATGAAAATCAAGATATTCTAAAGTATTAGAAGTTACAATACCAGATACGGAAATAAATGAATTATTAGAGATGTTAGATGGACTTGTAGCAAGTTGAAATTGATTTTTATTCAGTCTATTAACGAAGTAAACACCTTCTTCCATCTCAGGAAATTTACTAACAACCTTAGTAACATTTCCAAGAAAATCTTTAGTCTCTATAGTATAAGGACTATAATAAACTGCATCTCCTGTCCAATAACCATGATCATTTACATCTAAAATTGTAAATTCAGCTCCACTATATTCTCCATTTAAAGTAATTTTTCTATCATAGAAATTTAAAGGAGCACTATCATAATTGGGAATAGATGAAGATGCTACTAAAAGATCTTGATTAAATTTTACATAAGTATTTTGAACATTAGCAAAATAATTATCAATATAAGAATAATCCGATAATGTGGTATTTACCTTAGCTCTTAAAATCTTTCTTTCTACGCTATATTTTCCATCTACAATATTTCCTTGACCTTTGATAGAAAAACTATAATCACTTATAACTTCAGTTATTGTAGAATCCTTGGTATTTGCCGAAGAATCAATAACAGTAACTTTATCACCTAATCTAAAATTATTTTTAGCATAAGTAACCAAAGTGTAAGTAAAATCAGATGCATCAACTAAAGTTATGGATTCTACATCATATTTTGTAGATACATTGTAAAACCAATTTTCCGTTTTAGGACTTGAAGTAGTTATTCCTAAAGACTTTATAGAAACTGTATCATTATTATCAAAATAATAAGTATCATCTGGAATTTCTAAGTCTGCTAAAACTCCAGTAACCCTCATAGAAACTTTAGTAGTAGTTCCTAATCCCACATATCCATAAACATCTGTATTTAATCGTATATTTTCTTTTGAATTAATAAGAGTGGTGATACCAACCGTTGTAGTATTAGCTAAACCAACATCAAAGAACTGATTTATGGATTTAGATCTATAAGTTAATATTCCTGTAGCACCAGTTCCATAGATTGCATACAATTCTCCTGCCTCAGGAAAACCTATAGTAGAATCTACATCTATTACGCTTGAACCTACTGCTACTTCTGTTATTACTTTTGTATTGGGGTGAACTATAAATTCTCCATAAACACTTCCTTTAAGGGGAACGTCTCTTGCATAACCATAATCAAGATTTAACTTATAAAAATCAGAATTACCAATAGAGATTTTTTCTACTCCACTAACAGGAGCATAAGCTCTATCTACACAATAATGATCTCCAAAATGTGCTGAATCTTGATATAGGGTACTGTTTAAAAGATCAAGTGGATCACCCTCAATAGATTCTACAACTAAATCTTTAGTTACTCTATAATCAGCATCAGAAGGTCTAAAAAGAAATTCTCTAGGTTTTATTACATCTACCTTTTCACCGTAGAGAGCTCCAAAAAGAATATTATAAGATTCATCTGTACCTTTCGTCTCATAAAAATCTTTAGATCGTGAAATAAACAATCTTTGATTTACGTCAACGTCTAAAGTCCTATCTTCAAAACCTGGAGAAATTTGATTTTTAAGTTTTAATAAAAACTTATTAAAAAGTAAAGCACTTAAATTAGTAACCTTACTTCCTTTGGCATGAGGATTAACATCTGACTGTGAGAAGGTTAATTCGTCATGCATCCCATATGAAGTAACACCACTAAACCCTCTTACACATCCTGTAAATGTAGTATTAGTTTTTTCTTTATATAAAATTATTTCATTATCAATTTGTATTAAACCATCTCTATCGGGAAAATGATAAGTTCCAAAAATACTTTTATTAAGATCAAAAGTAACTGTAATTGTAGTATCTTGATATCCAACCGCACTTCCTAATTCTGTCTCCTGCGTATTATTAGTTAAAGACTCTAATTTTAAATATTCATCTATATTTTGAATTAAATCAGCAGAAGCTCCTGGATATTCTTGCGAAACATAATACTCTTTGAGAAATTCCCCTAATAAAGGAAAATCCTCCTGCACAAAAGAAGGGAGTTGATTCTCAACTATATTTTGAATCTGTACTCTTTGGAGATCTGTAGATATCATCTTGCGATATTAATAAGAAGATGTGGTTGTAGTAGTTGCTGCTGTTGTAGAAGCACTGGAAGCGGTTGTAGAGGCAACTGTAGCACCATTAGCGGTGAATACAGTGTTATCAGGTGTATCACAAGTTGTAGAACCTGGAATATCTTTTGGACCTCGAACTAAACTACCATTTGCATAACTAGAGGCGGCTGAATCTAAATCAGCAGAATCAGGAATGGCATTAATAAGGGTATTTTCAAGATCCAATTGAATGTATAAGTCATGAAGACCTAATACATCATTGGAACATGGAGAAGCAGAGATTTCGACAACTGGGAACCCTCTATTAACAATTGTATTAGTTATATTAATCGGTGAAAGTTTAATTTCTCCTCTTTCATAATCAATGGTTCCAATTGATTTCTTAATGATTTTTGCTTTATTAGAAGCTTCTAATTGTATCAACATAATCTGCCCAGTGGAAGTAGAACCAGCATCTGGTTTATCTGTAAGATATACTGTACCAGCAATTCCATCTACATTAAATCCAGATGACTTAATATTAAATCCATCGCAATTCTTAACAAAAATACAGTTTCCAAAACAAATTTCATATTCCGCAAAACTATTTAACGATACTCTGAGATCCCTTCTTATAACAACTGTCGTAATATTAGAAGTTATGGCATCGCTGCTATTATCAATGACGCATAATAACTTACTATACTTAAATCTCGCTCCAAATTTATTCATTTCTGCTGAATTAGCATATTTTCTTAGATTCTCAGCGATGAGACTGATGAGATCAGCACCTGAACTGATTAAATTGGCATTATAATACGCAGTTATGTTTAATTCAATATATAGAAACTTCAAATCAGTAATTTCTACGTCTATTCCAGACACAGAGTACTTTTTAATCTCTCTTTTTAGGTTACTTTTAATCTGATCCGACAAATAAGGTCCATTTGTGGGTTTAATACTTACAAATGTCTTTCCATATTGAGGTGGATTTAAAGTTTCGCCTCCAAAAGCAGAAACTGAGTCCGTTTCAGTATATAATGTAGGAATAATTGCTTCAAAATCAGCAGTTGTTACAGCTCTTTTTTGAGAAGAGTAAATTCTAGGTGCATATTTCTTAATAGATTCAATTGATTCTATACTTCGACCTAAAGAAGCTGCGTTAACTGCGGTAACAAGAGAAATTCCACTGTTAATAGTAACATTATCCCTTGAAGATGTTAATTTTCCACTAAAATTGAAATTATTAATACCATTTGCAAGTTCACCATTAGTTACAAGATAAGAAACTTCAATAAAACTGGGTGCATCTAACTTTTTCCCGAAAATTCCGTCTCCAAATAATAATTCATATCTTTCACCCTCCACTTCTTGTACAAAATAGATGGCAGAATCACTTTTTACTTCAAATAAACTATCAGATTGTACATATTTTCTAGTAACAGTCGAAGATTCTGATGGTTTGACCACAACTCTTAATGTAGAAAGGTCAATTCCACTATTATCGAGTATAAATCTTTGATCAGGGTCAAAAGAATTTACAGTAAATGTTTGTGTAATGTAAATTCCTTCATAAATGGCAATATTATTAAAAATTGCTTCATTATTTGATACAGGAACTGTAACATCATCTAAAATTGCAAAAGTATAACTTTCATTTGCAAAACTATTAGAGGATGCAACCAATCCTTTATTTAAAGTTATCGTTTGAGGTTTATCAGCATAACCACTAGTATCAATAAAGAAAGTAATATTAGCTTGTGCAGATCTTTTAGAATATGGAGTATAACCTATATTACGTGCGAGTGATACAACATTCTCTCTTAATGTTGCACTATCGATAAAAACCTCATTTGATACCATGTTGGCATTGTATGAGGTGATATATGTATTGTATGCAAGGACATCAATTATTGTTGACAGGTTAGATCCTTCAAAATCATAATCCGTAAAATTAGAATTAGATCGAAGATAATCTTTAATTGAGGTTTTTATCTGGTCAAAATCCAGATTTGCGAAATTAACTAGAGGCATTATCTTGTTGGCTGTAATGCGAATGATAACTGTTGTGCTTGTGCTTCTATTCCAACGATTTGATAGGTAATAATTACATCAAATTCATAGGAGTCTGGATTAGGAGACACTTTTGTTTTTAATAATCTAACTCTTGGTTCATAATTTTTGATAGTATTTTCAATTTCACTCTTTATGGATGCTGCAGTAAGGTCATCCATGTTCTCAAAAAGTAATTGATTTACTCTTGAACCTAAATTATTATTAAAAAATCGCTCTCCAGGTGAAGTAAGCACTAGATTACGAAGAGAGCGAGCTATAGCAGTCTGATTTTTAATCGCAATAAGGTCATCAGTTAACGGATTAACCTTAAAAGACATACTTATATCTTTAAATGACCTACTTATGCGTTGGACAGGCACTATTATACAGCAAATATATGTTTATTTAGCAGCAATTTTTGCCTCAATAACTTATTTCATTTAATTCATAAAAATCATTGTCTTCTTTATTCTCATAAAGGTCATTTGTTACCTTTTTATCCGTTTTTTTAGGTACAATATTGTCATTTGCGATTTCTCTCAGCATTTTTTGGTACTGATGATTCGGCAAATTGTCTAAAAAATCGTGCATTTTCGTATTCCCACTAAAAAAGGGACTCATAAAGTCCCTTTTATTTATTTTCCCTGGCCACGGGTGCGTTTTTTTGCCTTATTTCGAGAGGAAGCGGCATACTTAGTGTGTTTGCCTCTTCCTTGACGAGTTTTTTTCGGTGTTGCTTCAACAATTTCGCCACCGATAGCACTTCTCATTGCCATTTAGTTAACCTCCATAGTAAAAACGAGACACGACGGTTAGATTACACGAGTTTTTTCGTGACCAACACGTATCCGAGGATCGCACCAGATCTTATAACCTGCATCGATAGCATCTAAACAGAAACTAACGTCCTCTCCACACATATCCTGAACTGCTCCAGACTCAAATTGTTGCATCTTTGGAGCAAACCAAGGATATTCCATTTTCTTATCCTCGAAAACACCGTTCTTAATCATGACCCAACCGAAACCTGTGTAGTCAACGGTGAAAGGCTTCTTACGCTTCGAGATAGACTCAACAGTTT